GATAAGCACTTACGAGGATTAAGCCCCTCTGTTAAGCTGCCGTTAAGGTAGGCTCAGGCCACAAGTATTATGTCAACTACGTTGCAACCATTGCACTTAGGCTAGTTTACATAATGGAACTTATCAGACATGTGTTGTGGCTACGTAAGTTACAAGGGGCTTGGGAGGCTGAATAGGTAGAGTTATGGGCTTGGTAGCGGATGGCCCCGGGGCGACCCGCGGCTGCGTGCGAAATGGACTTCCTACCCACCTCGCACTGCGCAACCTGTTTTCAATCAGCACGATAGGGGCTTTTGTGGGTTGGCTTTACCGCATATCAGCCATTCCTACGCAACAAAGCAGAGAAACAACTTGACAGATTTCTGTGTTTCTGTGAGTCTGCGATATATGAAGAGAGTGATGGTGGTACTGACAGATGAGAAGCATTTGGCGCTGAAGCGGAGGGCTTTGGAGCGTGGGGTATCGATGTCTGTGGTGTTGAGGAAGGCGGTGGAAGCTTTCCTTTCTGGGGAGGTTTCTCGAAAGGTTGAGGATCCTGTGAAGCCTGTTGTTGACGCGCGGCCTGGCGTGGTGGAGTTTCGTGGCGGGCATCCGGTGGACTGTGACTGTTACGATTGCAGGAAGCGGAGGTATCAGAAGAAGTGAGGTCATGGAGGCCGGACTGGGAGTATTTGACGTTTTCGGTGTTGTTGGGGCTTGTGATTTGGGCGGTGTTGATCTTGGCGGTGTTTGGGGTATTGAAGCTGGCGGGGTGTTGAGGTGAGAGACTTGAGCGACTTTGAGGAAAAACTGATTGAAATTGAATCTCCGATTCCTGGAAGGACTTGGTTTTCGTCGAAGGAATTGGGGTTTTTCATGGAGCCGACCGGGTTTGAGTTCTATGTTCACTGCATCTACTTTCGTTCAAACTGGCTACAGAGGTTTGCATTATGGCTTCTGCGGCAAGAGAGGGCCGAGGTTCGCGTAACCTCCATTTCGGAGACCGATAAAGGTCTGTCGGTCACGATCAATATTCCAGAGTATTTCATCCTTCGGAGTACCAAGTGATCGTCATCGTTAAGTGTCTTCTCTGTGGCGAGGTATTTCGGCTGGACGAGTCGAAGGAGCGCCGGTCGATATGCGAGGTGTGTGAGTATGCGGAGAGGATGGAGGCGGTGGCGAGGGCGCAGTTTGGGGCCAGGGCACCGAGGGACAGGGATTTTCTGGTATGAGTAAGAAGTGCCTCCGTTGCGGCGGCCCCTTGGGGCCTTTTCCCAAGGATCAGGTATGCACGGCCTGTCTCATGCTTCAAGCGATGAGGAAGGGTGAGAAGACTCTCTGATGGCGACCCATCACGGCAGGACGACGAAATCGAAGCGCTATCGTATCGAGCAGTTTCTTAAGTCTCCCGAGGCGGAGACCGTGACGAGGATCGAGATCGCGCGGAGGTTCGGGGTCGTTCCCATGTACGTGACGAGGATCGCGTCCTTGATGGGGGCTGCGAGGGAATACAAGCTCTCGAAGAAGCGCCCGCGGCCCGATATCTTGGCGAGCATCGGGAAGGACACTTCTTCGAAGAACGTCTTACCCAAGGGACCGGAAGCGTTGAGGCCCACCGTAACCGAGAGAGAAATCGAGGCGATCAAGGATTCAAACACGCTCTCGACCCAGGAGCAGAGGGAGCATCTTTCCTGGCTGGCCCTAAACGCCACGAGGGACGAAGCGCGGGTCGCGGCGCACAGGGCCCTGCAGCAGCTAGACCAGAGCCTTGGGGTCCAGACAAAGCTCGGTCCCGGGGAGCCCTTGACGAAAGAGGGGCGGGTTTTCAGGCTTTCTCTCTTAATGGAGGCCTGCGGCAAGGATACGACGTTAGAGGCGATGAATCGGGCCTTTGGCGGGGCCGAAGAGGGGAATGCGGCGTCTAGCGGGACGACCGTTCTGGAAGCTCCTTCAGGCCCCGCCGTAACTGATGGAGGGAGCGATGCTTTGGCCGATGTCGATCCTTTACCGGAAGTATCAGCGAGTGGCGAGGCTGATAAGCCGAAGCCGCAGACCGTCGTTCTAGCCGATGCTCTACTTCCTAGCCCGCCGGTTCCGAAGCCGCCAATTGAGGGCCGAGAAGAGCCTCTTCGTCCTCCAGATGTCGCTCTACACGCCGCCGTTTCGGTGGTAGAGGAGTGAGTTTCGCGGACGAATACGTCGCGCAGATGGAAAAGTCGGCGTCGGAGTTTCACGACAGGGTTTTTCCAGAAGAAGCGATGGGCCGGTTCGAGCAGTCCTCCTCGCAAGATATCGCGGCGGGCAGGAACGTCTGCCAACTCCACACGGATAGGAGGACGTTCGAGAGGCTGTATCCGGAAGGCGTGTGGCTTTGCTCCGAGTGCGCCCAGATCATGTTCAATGGCGGGCTTCTCGTTGGTAGGGTTGTATTTGACATGAGGAAAGAGTGACCGAACGCTTTCTCATGCGGTGCTCTTGTGGCTACGAGTGGGTAGATAGTCACCCCGCGGCAACGGGATGCCCTTCCTGCTGTGAGTACACGCTGATCCAGATATCGAGGATCCCGGAGGCCAAGGAAGAGGAAGAAGATCCGGAATGAAAGAGCAGTGGATGGATAAGAGGAATCTCCGGAAGAACTTAAAGCCCATCTTCGATGTCTGGGTCGGGATGAAGCGTCACGGAGATATCCGGGCCGAGATTCTATGGCGCGCCCTGGAAGCGATGTGCTGCGAGTACGATATCAAGCCCTACGACTACACGGATTTTAAGTTCTTTGGCCCCCTGCATCAGCCGAGAATCTACGACTTTCCGAAAGGCACGGATGCCGCCGACGAAACGACCCCCATGGAGCCTCCAAGCCGAACGTGAGTTGTGGCAGGATGTCTGTCGCGACTCCTTTTGGTGGTTCTTCCGCATCGCCTTCGGTGCCGAGTTCTTCGTAAGGGCCGACCCATCGCAGCGCTGGTTCACGGAACGCACCCATAGGCCTATCTGCGACTGGCTACAAGAGCGTGTCTTAGCCTGGGAGAAGATACGGGCCGGGGGACAGCGCCGCCGAACTAAGGTAGCCCTCATCATTCCCCGAAACTTCGGGAAAACGGTCATTGCCACGAAAGCCCTGTCCCTCTGGGGGCAACTTCGTAATCCTGACATAGCCTCCTATATCGGCTCCGAGGTCTTCCAGAAGGCCTGCGAGTTCCTAGGACCCATCAAGACGATCTATGAGGGGAAAGACCCCTATGCCTGGTTTCCGTGGCTCTACGGGGTCTGGTATTCGTCTGAGAGGACCTGGGCAGCGTCCAAGATCGTCCACGGGGCGAGAAAAGCCATCTCCAAGGGGGAGCCGAGCTTCTCAACGTGGGGAGTCGAGATGGGGATCACGGGAGCGCACCCGGATTGGGGGGTCTTTGACGATCCTCTCTCAGAAGAGAAAATTCGAGAATCCGGAAACTGGGTTCAGTCGGTCAATCAGAGCATGGCCGCGATGAGGCCTGCGTTTCGCACGGATTCTTTCTTTCTCTTGGCTCTCACAAGATACCGGGACAACGACATTGTGGGGACGTTTCTCCCGTCCGAGGGAGTGAGATCCTGGACCGGGATGAAACCCACGGACGAGAGGCTGAAGCAGGTCCCCAAGGGAGAATGGGATGTCTATTTCCTCCAAGCGCTTGACAAGAAAGGGGAATCGGTATTCCCTGAGATATGGCCCACGGAGGAGCTAAGGAGCTATGAATCGACCCGGCCCGTGGAATTCGCGGCGCAGATGATGAACGAGCCGGGCTCGGGAGAGCATATGCCCTTAACCCAAGAGCAAATCGCCCAGATGTGGATCGATCGGGACTTCGTTCCGCAAGGATTACGCATCACGATCCATATCGATACGGCTTTCAAGATCCAGAAGAAGATGGGACAGGGCGATGAGTCGGTCATTCAGGTCTGGGGACACGACCCGCGGGGGAACGGAGAGGTCTATTTCCTCGAAGGATACGGTTCCGACCAGTGGCGGATCGAGCAGTTCACGGACGAGCTAGTATTGATCTGCCAAAGGCTTAAAAAGCAGGGGAGGAGAATCAAGTGCATCACAGACGAGAAGGAAATGGGCGGGAAGGCAGGATCCTGGGAGTCCTATCTCAAGACGACCTTTCATGATAAAGGGCTCGCCATGCCCCCGCTTATCACTCTTGGACGAGCCGGTCAGCGAAAGTCTGTCCGGATCCGTGAAGCTGCTGGTTTTTGGATTGATGGGCTCGTCCATCTCGTCAAAGACGCCCCCGGAGCCAATCGACTGGTCCAGCAAATGCTCCGCATCGGGGTCTCAAGCCACGACGACTGGGCCGACGCCGCCGCGGACGTGTTCGCAAACGAGGTCTACCGGCCCATGCTGAACCCGGTCCTGGAGCAAAACCAGGACGAAGGGGGCTATCCCATCCAGCCGGGGGACGATCTTTTAGGAAGGCACTTCGATCGGCTCACAAACGACACGGTTCGCCAGATTTACGACTTCCAACACGGAGAATATGTCGATGCGCTCTTTGACGAGGCGGAAATCGGGTCCTAAAGTGGCCGCGAAACCAAGGTTTTGGACC